CATGAACTCATCCATTTCATTAGGGTCGGTCCATGGACGCAGCTTAGTCACGCCATCATTCTGCATAAACTTGCATACTCCTGCGTGCCCAAAATGTGTATCTGACACGAGCCAAACTGATGGCATTATGATTCCTTTATAATAAAGTGAGTGGCTCCCCGAGCTGGGTTTGAACCAGCGACACTCGCATTAACAGTGCGATGCTCTACCAACTGAGCTATTGGGGAATAAACTTGGTGCCCCACGACAGAATCGAACTGCCGACGCCTGATTACAAAACAGGAGTTATACCACTTAACTAGTAGGGCGAAAACTTGGGGTGTCATACCGGTATCGATCCGGTACTACAATCGTCACAGGATTGGGTGCTACCACTACACTAATGACACCATTAAAACTTGGCGGAAGGCTAGAGAGTCGAACTCTAAAGGCGCTATTAACACTCGGCTGTTTTCAAGACAGATGCCATCTCCAGTTGGCTTGGCCTTCCTTTACTACTACTGGTGTACTAAAGATACTTCAACTAATAAGTGGCAGGCTGACACACATTTCATTTAACTTGCGCTCCGATGTTTAACAATCCTGATTTGGGATCCGCAATACCTTTTACACAGATTGACCGATTACCACTTAACTAGGTGTGTCTGGTTGGATTCGAACCAACGGCTTGGTTTACCCGGCAGCAATTAGGCCCTTCGCCATGAACCGGTTCCCGCTCTACCGCTGAGCTACAGACACATAAACTTGGTATATCTTCTAGGATTTGAACCTAAACCCTGTGCGCTACCTGATTACGCAATAGATAGTAAAACTGGCGCACCGTAGGGGACTTGAACCCCTGGCCTCTTGCGTGACAGGCAAGCGATCTAACCAACTGATCTAACGGTGCAAAATATTATAGAGAGTACTACCATATCCTTTTAAGCGCATATAACTTCACGCTCCCAATCTAATGTACGACCTATCACGGGTCTATGTCAGATCATGACATAATAAAAGAAAGGGATAAGTCAACCCTCGGCAGTCAGGTTGTTGATTAGACACCTCGTTACAGGACTCTCTATAATAATGTTTCCATTAAGTTTGTTGTTTTGTTATGGAATAGGCTCAACCCTATTCTTTGGCTTTTATCGTTCTATGCTTACTTACAGGATGATCAATCCAATCTCGTCATAGTCCAACTCGTATCGTGTGTCTGCAGACATTGACGACAGTGAGAGTGCGCATATCGTATACATCGAATTTTCCAAAACAACAAACTTAATGGAGCGGGTGACAGGGATTGAACCTGCGACGAACAGATGTGAAATCTGTAGTTTTACCATTAAACTAATTCCGCAAAATATATGGTTATCCGCCAGTTAGTTGGTTACCATATTTTAGTACACTACACCTTATTCAATGAACAATTATATATCAGTTTTATGTTCTTGTCAACCACTATTTACTATATTTGAGAAGAATACATCTCTACTTAAAGTTTATCGCAAGGCGACTCATGTATCCATCTCAAATATAGTGCCTGTCCCTAAACAAGCTCCATATTGTCTTCTGGTTATTGGACGACTGTCCTCAAGTCTTGATTGAGCTTTGTTTACTCGACTAAGTGTAAACAAATTTTTATGATACGGAATTCCGCCGTATCCGCTGGTTTGAGGATAATCGAATAGGGATAATCGATCATATCCTTAGCGACTCTTAGTTCTATATGATACTAAAGCACCCTGTAAACTCTTTATATTGGTGCTGACCGTCTATTTTAAAAGCTCGTTGCCATCCTATGTACATTCGTGCAATGCAAATGGTGCCCCGTGGATGGTTATAAGAATTTACAATCATGTTATACCTCATCGAATTTGATAATGCTGACTGTCGTCTTCGTTGATACCATATTGAAGCACACTACACCATGCGAACCCATCTACATGTTTAATTATTAATCGCTACTGGGCTTCTAGAATCCCTTCGCTGAGGCGTCATGTAATGCACTTCAATATGGTACCTTGTTCCCGTCCTTTTATATAACTTATCTCTTTTCTCTAGTGTTTGTTTATCAATTCAATAATTAATTATAACGTATTTTCACCTATTGGTCAACGGCTTTTTACATTAAATTTCAATTATTTTATCAGGATCCCAGCCTGTATCTTCGCTGTAACTGGCAGTTTCATACCCCCTAGGATTGCATACAATACGAGTATCTCCGTTGTAACTGCCAGTTTCATACCCCCTAGGATTGCATACAATACGAGTATCTCCTATCATATAATCAAGGGCATGGTGCGTGTGCCCGTGCGTCCAAAGTTTAATTTGCGGACGGTCCAAAATGAACTCGCTGAGGTCACTATGGTAACCACCGTTCATTAAGAATTCGTTAGCGTATTGCGGATGGACACTTTGATAGCTAGGACTGTGGTGTCCGACCACTACACAAACATCATCTTTGTGGTTGTCTAGAACCTGTTGAAAATAATGCTTACTCTGTATGTGTCTTGCCATTACGTCGCTAGGCTTAAGGCGAGTGTATTCTTTACGATCATTTTTAATAACACGAAAGTCGTTCATCATGTCTCTAATACACGACTGAGTAATCGGGTCACCCTTGTTCATATCAGTCCAAAGTGTGGCACCAACAAATACCACACCATCGATTACTTTAGTGTCATTTTCCAAAAAATAAACATTGGTAAACTTAGCACACTCTGCTCGTAGGTAGTCTAGTCCGGCATGAAACTTGCCGTTGTAAAACTCGTGATTGCCTGCAATTAGAATGACATGAGGAAACTGGAAACTACAGCGTTTGAGAAAATCTCTGTAACGCTGCGCTGCCATTTGTCTTTTACCAAGTCCTGTACCATTGGCAATGGCCTGTTGGTCGCTGGTGTTGACGTATTCTGGATGATCGTGTAGATCTTCTGCAATCACGATATCGCCAGACAGGATTAGAACATCAGCACCTTGATTGTTATTGATCCTGATGTCGCTGAATTCCAAATGGAGGTCGGATACAATTTTAATTTTCATTTTCATGTCCGTAGTTTTAATAAATTTCAAAAATCTTTTAGATCGGTGGTTGATACTTGGACTCCCGACTTTCGAAGGAACTCTACGCCTAGGTCATTCTTATACTTTCCTCGAAAGTACACCGCTTTAATGCCTGCTACGCAGATTATTTTAGCGCAATCAATACAAGGAGCGTGAGTGCAGAAGAGATATGCTCCCTTACCACTCTCATTAGACTTAGCCAATTTAATAACAGCGTTTGCTTCTGCGTGTATTACCTCAAGTTTAGTCTTTAGAGATGTCCATTTTTTTGTTACTGGATCAAACGTCCAAATACCATCTCCAACATCACGTTCATCATAAGTGTAAAGCTCATCTTCGCAATTGTTATCCCATCCTGAAGGAGTGCCGTTGTATCCAATGGAGATGATTCTGTTATCTTTCACAACAACAGCACCAACTTTTAATCTTCGAGCGTGGGAGAGCTGAGCAAATCGCTCAGCTGTATCCATATAAGCTTCAATCCATTCCTGTTTCATTTTTATAATCCCACTCACAGATGTTGCAAATAATATCAAAAGGATGTCGTCGTATAGCTTTACTATCTGGCAACGCATACCAAAACATATTCCAAAACCAGACTATCTTATTGGGGTCTGTTAGTTCCAGGATAGATTCTTTCGAAAATCCCTCATCAGATACACACTGCTCAAACAACCTAACGAAATAATCGTAACTGTAGATCTTGTCAATACAATTCTTATGTGTCATAATTACGTTCATATCAGCCTCACTTTAGTCTTGAAAAAGACACTAATCTGACAACCCCTTTTGATTCTAGGTTGGCTAGGGAAGTTAAATGTGACCGTAATGAAGTTTCAGTAGTTTTAAAGTCATTGTATATCCAACCCTGACCGGGAACTTTCTTCAAAAATGTCACTGCGTGGGTGCAAGTCATTGATTTCATCATGATGGTTCTCCGCTAGAGATAATATCATATAACAACTACTCCAAAAAGTCAACGTAATCCTCACCACTCCAATCAAAAAAGATTCGGATCACACCAACATCAATCATTGCAGCCTTAAACTCTGGCATGTATTCAAATCCAAACATCAGTCCACAGATCAGCTCAATTTTTACTTTCATACCACCACCTTTTAAGTTTAAGTATCCAAGTTACAGGTTTGTGGTTTCGGATGTAGTTGGTTGGAGGCTTGCCGACTTGCGAGGTGCGCCCCGCGGCCTCGCGGATTTCTTTACTTTTTGCTTCTCTTCAGCCTTCTCTTCAGTCGTCAAAGGCGGTAAGTATCCAGCATTAGCAAGAGCATTCCATGTAATATTTGGATACAACTTTGGAAGATTTTGGGCTTTGACTGCCAACAAAATCTTTGCTTCTTCTGGATGGATACTCTCAAGCATATCAATAAACAATTGCTCACGCTTAATAGGCTTTAGGTCAGCACGACAGAACACATAAAATTTACTTGTCTCGTAAATAAACTGAGCAGGAGTCATGCCAATTGGCTCAGCGGACTTCTTAAACGGCGGCTCATCATCGGGGAGTAGAAACTTTCCGTGAGCCATGAATGCATGCTTAAAAATTATACCTAAAGGTCCACCTGTGCCAGTTGGCTTGTAGAGGGTGAGCAATAATTTAGGGTCATTGTTTATATCTTTTAGTACTTCCGTTACGTACTTTGTCATTTAAAATTCCTCGATGTGATCCAGAAGTAACCTGCACCTATGAGAAACAAGATAGTTGTATATTGACATCTTGTCTCCCTTTGGTTCCTGTCTTATATATGCTTCAACGATGTTATTCTCTACATTAGAGGGGATACATGATAAGTCGATTAATGCCTTATTACGGTCCCAATTTCGTTGCTCTTCTTCGGTCCTACATGCTTTACGACCTTCTTCTACAAACTCAGCAAGACGACCTGCTGTCATCTTAGTCTGACGCACTCCTTTTGTGACCAGAACATCATCCTTGGATAAACAGTTTGGTATCCCATCATCTCCTGCCTTAGCAATGTGCTGAGCAAGGTACGCAACAGGGTCATCACACTGTACCATCTTTTTCTGGATAGGACTATATTGTTTTACATTATCGTACTTGTGCAATTGCTTGAAGTCACCATCAGATGAGACGATCATAATAGGCTGTTTATCCTCAAACATTCCACGATCTACTAATCCGTTACTCTGTGACCACTTACAGACAA